CAAATTCAGATTTCCATATCAGGGGAGATGGTTCAAAAGCAGTTCAAGTTACAAGTAATAATGACTCTGCAAGTTTAATTGTTGGTAGAGAATCAGAAACTACCAATACAGATAATGGAGAGTTTAGATATGGTGGTCATGTTGGATTTCCATATAGTAATTCTCAATCACTTGATATAATCAATTACGGAACAGGTAACTTTAATTATTACCTTAGTGCCAATGATGCTTTTAGTGCAGCAGGAGATTATATTTGGCATAAGGGACCAAATAATGAACAAATGATGACCCTCACTAAAGATGGGAATTTGGGAATTGGAATCACAGATTCGCAACATAAATTACATGTTCAAGGCATTTCCACATTTACTAGTACGGCACATTTTAATCAAGATGTGACAATCGATGGAAATTTAATAATCAATTCTATTAATGCATCATTAACTGGAAATGTGACCGGCAATGTAACCGGAAATTTAAGTGGTAATGTTAATACAACTACCGGTATTTCGACATTTAATAACATAAAATCTGAAAGAATTGGTATAGGAACCACAACTCCAAGATGTATTTTAGATCTCGGAGAATCGGCAAACGATGATAATGCTTTTGTAGTGTTTCCATCTACAACGACGATAGAAAGAAATAGTATACCATCACCTATTGAAGGTGCATTAATATACAATAATACAAATAAACGATTAGAATTTTACAATGGAATGGTGTGGGTAGGCATATCAACGGAGGTATAATATGACACTTCAATCCTCAGGTTCAATCTCATTTTCTCAAATAGAAAAAGAATTTGGGGCAAATCCTGGAAGATCTTTAGGAAATTATAGAAACACAGTTAATATAGGGGGACAAACCTGGCCTATTGATAATGGTGTTCCAACCGGATCATCATCAATATCATTTAGTAGTTTGTATGGTAAGCAACATAATATAGTTGCACTTATGTCGGGTGGACAAGTTACTAGGCAAGTTGCATCTGATGATTCATCTTTTAATAGTACGGCATTTAGAGGAACAAGTGCCTCTGTAAGAAGAGAATCTAAAAATATTGTCTATGTTGTTAGAGTAATTGGGTCTGATAAAAATAGTAGAAATCGTTGTGCTTTAAGAACAGGGAATAGTAACGCTTGGTATGGTAGTTCTGGTCCAAATGGAGGAAAAATTTCTATCATAATTGGTAGTAGTGGAGCATTATATGGTGCTGGTGGTGATGGAGGAACAGGTGGAACTGAAGAAACAGATGGAGATAACGGACAATCTGGAACCAGTGCATTAGGACTAGAAGTAAATGTAGAATCCATAACTATTAATTCGGGTGGAACGATTCAAGCCGGTGGCGGTGGCGGCGGTGGCGGCGGTGGTGCTAGAGAAGATTCTGATCAAGTCAGGAGAGCTGGAGGAGGCGGTGGAGGAGGTGGAGTTGGTCTACCCGCTGGAAATGGAGGTGGTATTAGTGAAAAAAACAACCAAAGTGGAGGAGAAAATGGATTTGCCGGATCATTGAATTCGGCTGGTAATGGTGGAACTGGTGGCAACAATGATAACGAAGCTAGTGGTGGAGGTGGTGGAGGTGGCGGTTCATTTGCCGGTAATGAATCTGGATTAGGTGGAGAAGGTGGTGATAATTCTGACGACACAGATGGTTCAAACGGTAATGACACTAATGGCACTGGTGGTAATGGTGGTGATGGAAAAGTTATAGGTGGAGATGGAGATTCTGGTGGTGAATCTGCGGGTGGATCTGGAGGAACTGCCGGTTATGCGATTACAAGAGATGTCGGTATTTCTGCACCTACTATTCTTGGAGAAACAAGTAATGTACTCGGACAACAGGGGGAATTTGGAGTCAGTTAAATAGTAAGAACCATTGATTTTTATGTTATGGAAGAAGAATTATTGGCAACAAGATATGAGTTTCCCTTTCCACATTTAACCATAGAAAATTTTTACAATGATGAAGAACTAGAATTGATATGGGAAGAATTAAATTTTTACACAAAATCCAACAAATTATTACCAACAGAGAAATATGGTGGTGTTGTGGGTTTTACAGAATCCAAAGGACTTATGTTAGATGACATTTATAAAAATCATGGAGAAGATAAAAATTATAGAAATATTTCTAACATTCTGACAGTTAATCGAAAATTATTTACCAGTGGTGTTCTGGATGTATTTTCAGAAATACATGATTGCTGCTGTATTGCCAATAAATCAAATCATGATATCACAAAAGTTAGATATTATCATGATGGAGAAGGATATAAACCACATACCGATAAAGGATTTCAATTCTTGGCATTTTCCTATTTTTATAAAGAACCGAAAAAATTTGAAGGTGGTCAGTTATATTTTCCAAAATATGATTATGAAATTCCTTGTGATAATAACTCCATGATTATCTTTCCTGGATGGGTAGAACATGGAGTACGAGAAGTAAGTATTAAAGAATCTGATTATTTTGATGGATATGGAAGATATGCTATAACATCATTTTTTGGATCTAAGCCGAGAACTACTTGACAAGACTCCCAAATCCATGTAGAATACCTTTGTTAGGGTTGGTAGAGAGGGACTAAGATTCTTTAAGACACTTTAAGAACTGGTACACGGAGACCCCACAAGGGTCTTTTTTATTGTATAGTGTATCCATAGTCAATCAGACATCATGTTCAACAACTTTTGGAATCAATCAGAAGAATGACCACTTCCTAAACCGTCACACCACCTCCTTATGGGGGTGGTTTTCTGCTATAATGACTCTATTGAATCACGCACCACATGACCATCACTCTTCGTCCTCATCAGGAAGATGCCGTCAAGGCAATGCTGAAGCATGATCTTGGCCAGCTCTTGATTCCAACTGGTGGAGGAAAGACCATGTGTATGATTCATGATACTCAGACACGTTTTAAACTATTCAATAATCAAGTTCATGTGGTAGTAGCCCCCAGAATTCTTCTGAGTCAACAATTGTGTTCAGAGTTTCTTGAACACATTGATTCTCATGTGATGCACGTACATAGTGGAGATACGGAATATTTTAGCACCACAAAAGCAAATACCATCAAAGCATGGTCTGAGAATGTTGATGGAAATCAATTGATCTTCACGACTTACAATTCTCTACGTCGTATTCAAGAGTCTGGTATTAAAATTGATTCAATCTATTTTGATGAGTCACATAATAGTATTAAGAAAAACTTCTTTCCTGCTACTGAGCACTTTAGTCATGAGTCAAACCGTTGCTATTTCTTTACGGCAACACCAAAGTACAGTTTGACCATCAACAAACCAGGTATGAATGATACTGAGGTTTATGGTCAAATCATTTGTAATGTTCCTGCACCTAAACTGGTTGATGAAGGTTATATCCTTCCTCCTAAGGTTTTTGTGAATGAATTGCCTCAGGGAGACTTCAAGATGTCTGATTGTGACAATTTGATTTCTACAATTGATAATAAATCAGTCAATAAGATTCTTATTGCAGCAAGATCCACAAGACAGATTGTAAAGTTGTTGATTGAATCTAATTTCTTCCCGGAGATTCGCAGTAGAGGTTACTCTTGCATGTATATCACAAGTAAGACTGGTGCATTTATTGATGGTGTGAAAGTTGATCGTGAAGAATTTTTTAAGACTCTAAATGCATGGGGCAAAGATCCAAACAAAAAATTTGTTTGTCTTAATTATTCAATTTTAAGTGAAGGTATAAATGTAAAAGGTTTGGAAGCGGTTCTTTTCATGAGGAACATGGACTTTGTTGGCATTTCTCAATATATTGGACGGGTTATTAGGTTAGGAGACGCCTCCAAGACGTTTGGATTGGTAGCAATTCCAGTATATGACAAAGTTGGGATTTCTACTGCCAAGAGCGTTCAGGCGGTCGTTGACACCGTATTTCATCAGGGCGAACCTGCCATCTCAGTAGTCCGCCGCTGATACTGTCCACCAGGAGCAGGAATTCTTCTCCTTTATGCTATAATTACTTCATACCCAAAGGACATCACTATGAAGTGCAAAGTCAAACTCTATGTCGCTGGCACCGTTTTTACAGAAACGGTTCATGCTCGTGACTATCAGGAAGCTCGTCAAGTTGCACTGGCACGAAATCCGAATGCAACTGTTGTTTCTGTCAATGCATCTTTTTTCTAAAAGAAATTAACTATGTCACAACAACATCTAATGATTAAGTTTCAGAAACCTTTTATACATCACAAAAGTCTCCTTGACCCTAAAGTAAAAGATCCTGATGGTTATGTAACTAAAAATGGAACATGGGCCGCCATTCCATGGACAGGAAAAAGAAAAGGATTTTGTATTATACACAATGGAAGACAAGTGCATGATACAAAAACGTATAAACAAGCACTTATATACATCAAAAAGCAATCTAAAATTAAATCTACATCCACCTTAGAGGAGTTCCTATGAATGAAAAAAATCAAAAACGTCGTGATGCACTCGGTCTTTTTTATGAAAGTGTACTAAAACCCGATTCTGAACTTAGGCAATGTTCCCATAATCAAAAGTGTTTTCATGAATTGATGGAATGGAGATCAGAAGTACTTGAGTATCTTGATCGTCGCAGGAACCAAGAGTTTCACTGACAAAAATAAATAACTTAAAGGATAAATTATTATGCTATCTACTAACTACCGTCTACGCCTGGAATTTATTTGTAAGTGCATTGCAAATGGTGAAGAAGTACAACTTGAAGAGATGATCTGGGCAGATAAGTTAGCTAAAGCAAACACGAGTGCCCGTGAGATGCTGAATAAAGCACGACGTAGGGCAGCAAATCCTGATATGGTCAATGGTGGCCTTGATGATTTTTTGACTAACATGGGGTTAGGAGACCCTGACCCATCAAACCATAAGACCGGATTTACAAGCGCCGACGATGTGATAGAATGGTTTCGACAAGATCGTAGTGAAGACTGGAGGACTCGTGACTAAATTTAGTAAATTTATACTGA